ATGACCGACGGTTTTTCGCTGCCATCGTTGCCGGCCGGGTTGTACGGCACATATTTGCCGTTGGCCAGTTTCGCCATCGGCATGCCCTTCTTGATGATCTTGTCGCCGTTGCTGTCGGCGGTGATTGCCGAAGAATCGATCGTGATGCCGTTCGTCACCTCGCGGACGACTTCCAGCGACGCCAGGATTTCGTAATCGTCGTCGACGATGAACTGTTCCTTCGGTTGCAGTAGCATCCTTTATGCACCTCCGTTATTTTCGCGCCCACGGGTCGTTTTCGGGTTTCGTTACGACACCGCGGTTCTTCGCAAGTTCAATCAGACGTTCGTTTGTCTTCTTCTTTTCGTCCGGGGAGTTGCGGACATCGGCACCGAATTTTCCACCGCCCAGCTTCTGCTTGAGCAGATGGGGCTTTTTCTTCGCCAGGTCTTCCAGCGCTTCTTTCACGCCTTCAATCTCGCCTTTGTCGTTTTCCTTGCACTTCGACAGATCGGCGAGTTTGAGTGCATCCTCCCAGTCGGCGAACCCGAGTTCATTCGCCAAAACCTTTACCTCGGCGGTCAGCAGACGCTTAAACGTTTTTTCGTTCTGCTCCTTCTCACGTTCTTTCAGGCGCTCGTCCAGCAGTTTTTCGATGTCGACCGGCTCGGTCTTTTTGTCATCGCCTTCTTTGCCTTTGTAGCCTCCATCGGGCTTTTTCAGCGCCGCTTGGAGCGCTTCTACCGAGTCGAAGCCCAGTTCCTTCGCCAGCGCCTTCTGCGCGGCCTTTTCGGCTCGTGAGAGCCGCGATTGAATGGCTGCGTCAAGTTCCGCTTGAGTGAACATCTTTCCCTTGTTTGGATCATTCGGATCAGGCGTTGGACTCGGATTCTGACCCGGATTCGGGTCGCTCGGTTCGGCGAAGAGCTGCAGATTGAGCGGAAGAAAGGGTTTTCTTATGGGTTTGATGGTTTCGAACATGGTTATGACCTCCGTTTTATAGCCTGGGTTGGCTTCCTCGATCGCAGTTTAACGTCATGCAACGGTTAGGACGGGAAAAGAAAAAGTCGCTCATTGAGCGACTTCTTTTCGAGTGTTTCGTTTTAATCTTAACAATGCACAAGTAATGAGATTGATCGCCTGCTCCACCGCATTTTTCTCGTGAGTCTCCCTTTCGAAATTATCAAACGGAACAAAATGCAGGTGAAGCAGTTCGTGGACGAGTGTTTCTTCCATGTCATATGGCCATTTTGAATATGGCGGAAAATCCACGGGATCAAGTATGCGGATGAGAGCCGTCTTGTACTGAATATTCCATTCGCATTCACCTTCATTGCCCGGGATTTTGAAACTCGACGCTCTTTCGATAGTTACTTGGATATCCCAATCCTGCAGCCGCAATATTGCTTGCCATTCGGCGCATTTTTCGCGAAGTTCATCTTCAGTAAGGATGACTTCCATGATAATTACCACCATTTCGGACGATAAAAAACCACCTGAACTTTAGTGTTCAAGTGGTTCTTTATGCTTGAATAATCTCTTCAATATCGTTGGCCGAAAGCTCCATCAGCGTCCCTTTGTGGTAGCCGCCGTAGTTTTCGATTTCCACCAAGTAAGTGAATTCCTCTTCTTCTGGCTCAATAAAATGCTTTGGAATGCAGGTCATTTCTGTTCCGTCAGCCATTTTCAGCCGAGTTCTTTTGCCTTGACGTTTATTCAACTCTTCCAATATCGGAGCAATCAATTCATTCATCTCCTTTCTTCGGATATACGTGGGCACCGGTTTTGGAATATACGATCATGACCCATTCGGTCGGTCTGTACTCTTTTGAGTCAAAATCAAAATAATCGCCCACATATCCGTTTGTTTTGACCGACTCTTTTGGTGCTCCTCCTGTTACAATTATACGTCCTTTCCCGGAATAAGTCTTCAAAATCTCGTCCGGATCAACTCGCAAAATGCTCGGTTCGAATCCGTCTTTCTTTAGCTTTTTCCTATAGTCCTCGAATTCTTTCGTCCCAATGATATGCCTGTTCTGCTTTTGACGATTTATGACTCGAGGGTACACGCCGGATTCGATATCTTCCCTCGCCTTGATGATCCGGTTGGCGTCCCGGTATAACTCCTGAAGTTCTTGATATGATTTTGTGTTCCGCGCTTTCCAGCTTGCAAACGTCCGAAGGTCTGGCGTGTCGTTTGGCAGCACAGCCTTGTAACGAATCCACTGTTTGCGAGTCGCGTTCTTTCGCGATTTTTCCCGCTGCAGCTCGTTGTATCGCCGGATATTCGCCTCCGTTCTGTTGTCCACGAACGGTCGGTTTGATTGCTTAATCATCCGCTCGACTTCTTCCGGTGGCGTCAATTCCTCGATCCAGGGCGTCAATGAGTGAACGCAATGCGAATGATACGGTGGTCTGACTTCCAGTTTCGGGAACCGCGGATCTCGCCCGCTGATGCTATAAACGCGACCCTGGTACTTGGCGCAATATTCGCATGTGATGCCGACATAGTTCACATACACCAGGTCAATACCGTTCTGGACTGCCATGTTCTCGGCGCCCGTCACATGCGCTTTGCGCTGATGGTAATGAATCACCCCAGCCATGTACTTGTCCGCCGGGATCCAGGCACCGTTTTTGGTGATCATGCCAGTTATGCCTTGCTGATTCAATTCAGCGACCGCCAACCGCGTCGCTTCCCGGCGGCTCATCCCAGTCAGCAGCGACCTTTCGTTCACCAGCCTTACGGCTTTCTCAATGCGGCGCTTTGCGTCAGCGCTCATATAATCCGACGCTTCCAGAATCGAATAGAACGCCTCGTCCATGATCGCCTGCGCCGCGCGCTGATGGATGAGGAGGCGAAGCGTGTCGTTGACCAACTCTTTCGCCATGCCTCCTTGGATCATGCCTGTGACGGCTTCTGCGGCGCCGGCGCGGTAAGATTCGCTGACAACGGATGCCATCTGCTGGCCGGCCTGGCCGGTCAATTCGGCAATGATCGCTTCGATCTGCCGCAGCAACTCCTCTTTCCGCCGGCGGTGAAGCGATCCGTCTTCAAGTGATTGCACCAGCGCCCGAAGCCTTTCGTCTGCCCGGGTGTACAGCGCGATCAGTTCCTCGGTTGAGGGCATGCGTCATCACTCCAAGTTAACCCGCGGTGGCTGTGTGAAGGTCGGGTTCATGGTGTCCATGGCGCGCTCGTTCTGAATCTTTTCGATTTCCGCTTGAATAGCCTCTTCCGACCAATCAGGATGCATGCGCCTGATTGTCGTCTCGAGCGACTGGACGCCGCCTTCGTATTTCGCGATTTCCCCGGTCTCTTTCTCGCTCTCGGCCTTCGGCAGCATGTCGCCCCACTCGATAACCGGCGCCTTGACTTCGTACTGCGTGCCGCCAAGCGCGTTTTCGAGGATGATGCACTTGCGGATCGCGTCCTTGATTGCTTTATCGAATTTCTCTTTGATCGCCTCTGCCTTGATGACCGACTGAATCCAGAGATACAAGAGAGCGACGCCGGAATCACCCTTGCCGTCTTCGAGTCCGGCCGCCTGCGGGGATGTCTTCGTGATAGCCAACATATACTTGATCAACCGCGTCACGTGCTCGAAAGACCGCTCCAACTTCGCATCCCACGTGATATACTGCGGAACTGCGCCGTTGTTCTCGTCGTAGGACACGACTTCCAGATCGGCGTTCCGGACGAATCGCTGACCGTAGTGTCTCTGATTCTCTCCGGCAACCGTGTCCCACAGTTTGCGTGGAATTGCCAGTTTTGGCTTTCCGTGCTTCTCGAACACGATCGCGTCTCGTGTAATTGTCCAGTTGATTTCTTCTTGGATAATGTCGATATTCCGCAGCGCGGACCGCCCCCGCGGATACAGTAGCGTCTCATCGTTCGTGACGAACCCGCACATGAGTTCGTTCACTCCGGAAAGTTCCACGTCCTCCGGAATATCCAGGCCGTAATCGCTCTCGTATTGGCGAATGTCGATCTGCTCACCGACTGTGTCACCTTCCATGCGGAAAACCATCTGCTGGACGGTCAGCCCGGTTTCGGTGAGCCGCTGCCGCTCGACGCGCAGGAACTGCTTTTTGCGGTCGCCCTCGCCCTGTTCCTCGATCCAAGCAATGTCGGCGCCCAGCTCGTCGTCGTGCGGGAAGAACTTTTCCCGCAGCACCCATTCGAACCAGACCCTTTTCGTCGTATCATCCCGGCGGATCCGGTACGCGATCATGCCGTCAACCTGGTGCTGCGTCACGGCGGCCCATATCTTTTCGCTTACCTTCGAAGCCGAAACGACACCCGTGACAAACTCTAGTTCCGCGTTCTTTTCCGAGTCGGCCGAGATGTTCCCAAGCGACCGGTTCAGGAGATCGGCCGGCAGTTCGGCGACCAGGCTCGCAAAGTTGGCCACGATGTACGGGACGCCGGATTCGACGACCTCCGTGGTCTGCTCCCATGCTTTGAGGCCCACCCGGCGCCACTTGAACCTTTTGTGCTTGCCGGCCGTTTTCGCCCGTTCGAAAATCTCGGCATGATCGCCGTCGTAGAGTTTTCGGAAGTAGATCGCCTGTGCAATTTCCTCGTCGAACGGTTTGGGAGGGAACGATTTTCGTACATATCGAATAGTCAATGACATCACCACCTTTACCAGCCAGCCGGCCGCTGGGTAGAATACTTGAGTTCGCTGCGGAACAGCACTGTGTTCACAAAATACCGGTCCGAATCCATCTGGTGGTCGTTCTGCTTCACGGGCTTGTCTTCGCCGCGCTCCTGTGCCTTAACGTCCCAAACGTAGGAGGCGATTTCTCGGAACGTCTCGACGCAGCAGTCGTTATATGCGATCAGCCCCTGGCTGAGCGCCGTTGCCACGTTGCGGATCCCGTTGACCACGTCGTTGTCGGCCTGCTCGACGATGAACCGCCATTTTTGTTCGATCGTCGCGATGAACGACGCCGCCGACGGGTCGATGATAACGGCCCGGACATCCCTGTTGCTGGCGAATTCCACCAGATCGGCGTAATATTCTTCGTCGGTCTTTTGCCTGCCGCTTTTCCGGCCGTCGTAATGGTATTCCTTGACCTTATACCACACGCCACGATAATAACCCCACAGGCCGAATGCCGTGGGGTTCTGCGTACCGTAGTCGATGCTGATGTAGTATTCGGTGTAGTCTCGGTCTACCGTCGGCTTGATGTGCTTTCCGCCGACCTCGTGGTCAAACATGTCGTAGATGACGCCTTCGGCCATGACCCATAGACCGAGGATGTAGCGCTTGAAGAAAACGCCGGAATACATCCGGCGGTAACGCTCTTTCACTCGCTCGGACAAACTCGGGTTGTCGTCCATGGTGAAGTGAAGATGAAGAGCGTTCTTTTCTTCCAGCTTGTCCAGCCATTCGACCTTAAACCAGTGATACGGGCCGGCCGGGTTGCAGTTGAACCAGAGTTTAGCCCCGTCCACGCTGCAGCGCGCCGTCGCCTGGTTGACAAAGCTCTGCGGCATGAGGGCAACCTCGTCGAAAAACATGCCGGCAAGCGTGATGCCTTGGATCAAGTCTTGGCTTCGCTCGTCCTTGCCTCCGAAGAGGTAAAAATAGTTCGTGACAGCGCCGCGGCTGACGATCAGCAGGTTGTCCGCTCGGCGATCCTCCACGCGATACCCGCGGCTGGCCAACATCTGCTTGAGAGGGCCGATAACGTTTCGGCGCAGCGCCCCGATCGTCTTGCCGGCCATGCCAAACTGCTGGCCGTTGAATGTCTCCATTGCCCAGACGACGAACGAAAAGGACATCGAAGCTGTTTTCCCGGCGCGGACGGAGCCGTCACAGATGATCGCGTCTTTATCGCGATGCGGGCTTTCCGGCATCCACCATGTGAGAACCTGGAGTTGTTTACGACTGAATGGTTGCCATCGGAAAGTGGGCTTAATCCTTTTCGTCGTCCTGCTCGCCATCGGTCCACACCTCCGCCGCCTTACCTTTCAGGGCATCGAGGAAACCGTCATCAGGTGCACCATCAGTCGGTCCGGCAGCCGCCTTCGCTTCCGCCCGAACCTTTTCGACTTGCGCCTGCATAAGCTCCAGCTTCGCGCGGCGCTCGTCGTTCTCAGGCGCGGCGGAGAGGAATTGCTTGATCGCGGATCGAAGTTCACGCGAAATTTTCGTGAATGCACCGATATCGACAGCCTGCTTGTCCCATGCGAATTGAATGTTCCACTCTTTTTCATCAATTTGCATTTTCCCGGTAGACATGCGTTTGGTCTTTTTAAGTTCCTTCGTCATGTCGTCCCGATCCCGGACGAACATGATCCGCTGCGCCCATAACATCTTAGCGTAGGCAAGTTCCACACCCTGCCACAGCATGTCCAGCGGGTCAAGGTTTTCAACTTCCTTCATCAGTTCCTGCAACTCGTCCGGCAGCAGTTTGCGATAAAGCCCGTGCTTCATAGCATTGGTATTTCGCGGTGGAGCGCCGCCGCCTTTGTTGCCCTTGGCGTTCTTGTTGCCCTTCGGCGCGCCGCGTGGACGCTTGGCGGGAATCTCGTCCCATTTGTCCTGAAACTTCCATTTGCGAACGAGTGTATCGGATATGCCGAGCTCGTCAGCGATCTCGACCAGCTTCTTTGTTCGCCCGCTTTTCAACCAGATTTGAAGGGCCTTTTTGCGATTTGTGCTGCGTTCTCGGGCCACTACATCCACCCCACCCCCGATATTTGAGTTTGAAAGAACGCTCCCCTATTTTTTTCTTCGAGCGTTACCATTGAAATTCACGCTTTTGCTGAAAAATATAGCTATTAATTTTCCCTAATAATTGTCAATACACTAACCCATAACATATATTCTGTTGCACTCATAAATCGCTGTTCTTCTTCGATTCTTCTAAGAATTGTTTGCGGTGCAGTTGTTTGAGTGCAACACAACCCAAATTATGCGTACTTCAAACGCCGGATTGCGCTGTCCATGAGGTCCTGAGTCAGCCCCAAATACATCAAAGTTACGGTTTCCGACGTGTGATTGAACATGCGCATTAGTAACGCCAGATTCCGCGGGTCCTGCATGTACAGGTGGTAGCCCCAC